ATCTCTATACCCTCCTTTCCTTTCTGTAGTATCCATCCCTATCTTACAAATGCACCAATAGGTTAGGTTGTAATTAAAATTATCCTTCCTGAAAGGCATAAACGCTGATCATCTCCTCCAGCCCCGTCAATATCAAGACACTCCGCTGCGCTCCGTCCGCTACGCGGCGCCTTCGGCGGTCTTGACATCGCCGTGTCTTCCAGAGCTGATTCAGCATGCCTTCCAGAAAGGATATTTTTTTTTGTTTATGGAGATTGTGATGGCTGTGAAAACGTTGATTGTTAGCAAGGTTGGTGTGAAGAATGGCGCAGCTTGGGCTAGATCAAAATCTCTGCCGGTAATAGAGATGCCTGCTGATTGGAAGAATTACGGGAGGTCAGCAGGTATGGTCAGAAACCAAGCCATGTTGGAAAGAGCAGAAGGACTGTTAGCTATAGGGGACGGTCATTCTCCTGGTACAAAGAACATGATCAGGATTGCTGAACGAAGGGGTATAAGATGCTTCGTCTTTGTGATAACCTCTTGATACTTCTGTTCCTGTTTGTAACCCTGGTAGTTCCACAACTTTTGGAGAACATGTGATGAATGAAGATCAAATCCATCGTATTGGTTTTATCCTTGATGAAACTGATACTTTGTGGGAAATCGAAATACATAGTCAATGCAGGGCTGATCGGTTCAGGTGGTGGCGCGCAGGTAAGAAAACCTCCTATGCTGAACACTATGACTTGATTCACATGTATATGAACTTCCCATTCCTTTGATAAGCACTTAGCTACACTATCTATTGGAAACAGTAGGTAGTAAGCTGCGTGTTGCAGCAACTCCTGACTCATACACACATTGAAAGGTTATACCATGAAACTGATCAACATCATCAAGAACGTGTTCATCGCTGCTCGTAGTGCCGCTGTTGCCACTGCTACTGGTACTGGCACCATCACCAATGGTGATATGCCAAGACCCTGACCTACGGCACCGTCCCTGCTCATGCACGGTCGGTCACACCGATGACATCGATGGCAATCAAGGGAGAAGTCACTCCCGAACACCTCAGCATGCTCAGATCCAATCGGGCCAAGCAAGCCGTGGCATCATTGGGTTGCTGGTCATCACTGGCAAGGGCTTTCTCCCTGTTCATGAAGGAACGGCAGCAACACCCCTCCAGGCAAAATTGGGACAAGGTGTACAACACCATTGCTGAATTCCATGCTTGGAATGCTGTTTGCTGCGAGAAAAGCAGCAGCTTCTTTGTTCGTGACAACGGGGAAGCCTATGGCGAAACCCTTGGATTCGCAATGAGCGAGGAAGAGGTCGAGATTACCGTCGCCAAGCTGGCTATCCTGCCCATGCCTAAGGGTGACGACAAAACCGACGGCATTCTCGCCCGTGTCCGTGGTTGCAGCATTGATGTTCTTCGCAAGGAACGCGAAGATGACATCAACCAGCGTAGTGAGAAGCGCTTGTCCCTGGTTACGGAGTTCTGCCAGATGGTTTGGGCAGCCGTTGGATCAGGGGATGAAATGGAAGTCTCGATGCCTGTCAGCAAGGCAATCGGCAAGCTCGCACAAACCCTTCAATGGGTAGCAGGTTGGAAGTTGGACCCGGCATCAGCAGCCAGTGAGTGCCTATTGTTGCAGGACGACATAGAGACATTGACCAAGATGGTCGGTCATTCCAGCGACGACCTGCGTGATCGTGATCCTGATACGCATTTCATCAATGGGTCCTTGACCGCCGACGGAATGATGCGTCAAGCGCCATTCTGAAGCCCTAGAACAGCCTGCCTCACAAGGGCAGGTTGTTCCCAAAAATAACCATCACAATTGAAAACGAAGATACCAATGAACATCATCAAATCATACAAAGGCTTCGACGCTAATTTCAAATGCCGAGGGTTTCAGTATGAAGTCGGTAAAACGTACCAACACAAAAAACCTGTTAAAGTGTGCAAGTCCGGATTTCACGCTTGTGAATACCCCCTCGATGTCTTGAAATACTACCCGCCGGCGACTTCCAGGTTCGCCCTCGTGACGCAATCAGGAGAGCTATCCCGTCACGAAAACGATTCCAAAGTAGCATCCTCGGAAATCCTGATCGATGTCGAGCTCAGTTTGACTGAGCTAATCGAAGAAACAATCGATTACATAATTACTCGCATGAAATGGAGCGATGAATGGGCGATCAACGATCGGCAATCACGGCGTCCAACAACCGCCCCGAGTTTGGTCGGTCATAATAACGGTAAAAAGGAAAGACAATGTTCAACGATGACCAAAACAAAGAGAAAGCACGAATTTTGATCATGAACTGGCTCATGGTCATGGTTCGCGGCGATCTCTTCCTGAGCAAAGAAGATTTTAATACACTCCTAAACCTTGCCACAGACCCGAAAAAAGGAAAAGTTCCAGCGATGAAGTTCCTGCGTAATCTTTTCATAGATAAACCTGCCCCATGGAGTCCCTCAGGATATTCAAACAATCAATTCGAGTATTTCGTACAGGATCAGGAGTCAAAACCAGCACAAACGCTCTTTCCTTTGGTTAGCCTGAAAGAGGCTAAGGATATTGTTGATTGGCTAGTTGCACAGGAAAGGTGGCTTTTTTAAAAGGAAAACTAATCAATCACAATAACAACAAATCTAAGAAATCAGAAGGACTGGTGCTGAGATTGTAATAAATACCTTGTGGTGATAATAACCAGTATTAACCACACCCTCCATAACCTACTACAAAGGAACTACAATGCTGCTCAATAACAATGGTGCTCGTATGAACATGACCTCCACCATCATCACCATGCTCACGCTGGGTATTCTGGCACAAGAGAAACATGATCGTGGGGAAATTCTTAACAAAGGTGAAATGAAAAACATCCAGCGCCGGCACAACTTCCTCCGTCCCCTCAAGGAAGTGCTGCGGCAACCTGACCCCAATGGTCGGTCATGTGGTGGTGCCTTCAGCATCCAGGCACGTGCGCGATTCGTCAATTAGAATCTATAACCTTGCCTTCGGGCAAGTTTATATGTTTTAATGAAAGGAAAGTAATGAAATGGACTAAAGAAGATTGGATGATCACCATTTGTTATGGATTGATTATCTTTAGTATCTCTGTTTTCTTATAAAGGACGGTCATAATGAACCAACATACTAGAGACATGAGAACCCAGAAAAACACTAAGGAAATCTGGGAACTCTACAGAAAACAAAGAGAAGAAGAACAAAAACTACAAAAAGAACATAATAAAACAATGAAACAGATGCTAAAGGAAAAACAATGAATAAAAAAGAACTAGTACTATTCATTGCTAAAGTAGCTCTGAACTGTCAAAAGAATCACATCCATCGACTCAGCACAATCACAACATTGGCTGATGCTAATAAACAACCAGTAAAGTTCCTAACTAATGGAGGAAAGTATTATTACTACTTATTCTCGATTTCTGGAATTGACCTCAAATATGAAGATAATGGTACAACCTGGACTGTGGAGTTAATTTAATGGCTAAACCAACTAAAATCCTTTATGTAACTGAATGCAAGATTCACGGGAAACAATCAGATAAGTGGGAAGGACAACAAGTCCAAATCAACAAAACACCCACAACCAAACGAGAAAGGCATCAAGGATGTCCTCTCTGTAAAAAAGAACACCAATTGGGACTATAGCTCAGAGGTAGAACTAAAATAATTATTGACATTGCTCTAAGCTTATGGTAAAATAATGGAATGGGCTGGTAACTCACTGGTGAGAGTTCTGTCCTGATAAGACAGAGGGAAGGGATCGTAACCCTTACAGCCTACCATAACCAACTTGGTCTTGTGGAAGTAGGAAATTAATATAATTCCTGGGTCGTAGGTTCAAACCCTACTAGTCCCACCAATTCCCCGGAGTGGCGTAATCGGTAGGCGCAAGAGTCTTAAACACTCTCGACATTCTGTCATGTGGGTTCGATCCCCACCTCCGGGACCAACAAATACTCAAATATATAAAATATATTTGAACATAGAAGAAATTAAACTTATAACAGAAACTCTCATAGCTCTAGGAGATAAAGGATTTATTGCTTTTATTATTTATCTTTTTGTCGATAAGATCTTTTCCTTAGGGACAATTTGTCTTAGCATTTTTGCATTCTACAAAATCAACAAAACTTCTAGTTGAGTACTAATATTTTATGCTCGGGTAGTTTAGTGGTAAAACACCTGTCTTATAAACAGCATCGGCGCCAGATTAGCGCACGTCATGGGTTCGAATCCCATCCCGAGTACCAAACAACTAAGGTCGGTCATAATGAAACCAATTAGAAAAAATGCATTATGGAATGCCAGAAATCCCAACCAAGGAGATTTCCTTAAAATTCTCTGTTTATGCTCTGCAGGATTACTCAGATCACCCACAATTGCCTGGGTGCTAACAAGAGAAACCGAACATAATTGCAGAGCTGCAGGTGTTCATGATTTTGCCTTAATTCAATGTGATGAAGTACTAGTTGAATGGGCAGATCTTATTATCTGCAGTAATTTTGATGTTTGGGATACCTTTGTAAGTAACTTCAATACCAAAAAAGAAACATTGAATTTCGATATACCAGATAATTTTAACTTCAGAGAATCAGAATTAATTGAAATCATTAAAACTAAATTAACAGAATTTAATTTATTATAAATAAAATTTTGAAGGATGGTAACAAAATGAAACCCATTGATTTTGTAGTGTTTGATGGAGATAGTTCTCCAAATACTCCTGTAGAAAAAATAGCAAAAGCTATGAAAGAACCTATGGTAATTCTAGGGGAACATACAGAATACACAATCCTGTCCTACTATTACCACGATGGTAAAATGTATCTTGATATTGAAGAGAAAGGAAGTAACTAAATGTTTTATATCTTACGTCGTCGTGGTCTAGGCAATACCACAACAAAAGCAATTCAACAATACTCACAACAACCAATCACAATTATCAGAAATGATAAACCACTTTTATTCTCTCCATCAGACACAATTCTACGGTGGGGATGCACATCACAGGTTCAAGGAAACCCCCATGTTTTAAATAAAGCTATTTCCATTACTGTTGTTGCTAACAAACGAGATTTCAGAGCACAACTACAAATCAATCATCCTGAAATTACACCAAAAACTTGGTTCAATATCACTGATCATTATATTACATATCCCTGTATTATTAGACCACAACATCATGCACAAGGTAAGAATTTAGTTTATTGTGAACAAAGAAATAATTTAGTTGAAACATTACTTAACCAACCTGCACTCTGTATAAACGGATATATCTCAGAATATATCCCCAAAGTAGCAGAATATCGTGTATGTTTTATTCAAGGTAGAGTTGCCTGGGTAGCAAGGAAAATCCCCAAAGATCCCCAAGCAATTGCTTGGAATGTAGCACAAGGCGGTAAGTTTGAGAATGTACGTTGGAAAGACTGGCCTATTGACGTTATTGAAACTGCATACAAAGCATACAAACTGTCCACTCTTTATATCAGTGGAGTAGATATAATGGTAGATAATGATGGTAAATCCTATGTACTAGAAGCCAATAGTGCTCCATCACATACATCACCATATAGACAAGCATGCACAGCAAAATGCATTGCATATGGAATTACCAACGATGATTTCACACACATCCCACCAGACGACAACTTCAAAAAGTATAGTAAATGGCTCCATCCAGCCCTTAAAAATGTATAAGTAATACCTACCTATACCCTAACAAATAAAAATGCCTTCTAGGCCCCTTCCTATTCGTTTTAGAGGTATATTATGAGTCTTGATACAGTTAAGATTTTACCCTACAAATGTAAACACGAACAACAAGATAAATTTCACGGCAATGGTATGCGTGTTTTTAACAGAGGTATTCTTACAGGACCAACCCCCAATGCAGACTACACATGTACGGTCTGTTTAAACAGAGTTAACAAATCAAAATGAACAGAGGTTATATTTATTTTGTACTAATCGTAGTCTCACTAATATATTTACTGTATATCTATATTCCTATCATCAAACAAAGTAGGAAAATCGATAAAGCAGAAAAAAGTATGAATAAATACTCACAGTATCAAGGTCGGTCATTCCTATAAAACCTATTATAACAGCATCCTGTATAGGATATGATGGTAGAATAATTGCAACAAGACAAAACAATTACAATAAAACTCATCCTTTACAACAACATTATGCTATTTTAGCAGGAAAACCTTTCAATATATACTTACATGCTGAGATAGCTGCAATAATAGCATGTAAAGGTAAAAGAATTCATACAATAATAGTAACAAGATTTAACAAACAAGGTTTACCGATGAATGCAAAACCCTGTCCAATCTGTTCGCTTGCTATCCAAGATTTTAAGATTAAACGAGTAATTCACACATGATTAAAGAATCTATTGTTCTCTATAAAGAACCAATTAATGATAATAAAAAACTTTTAGGAATTTTAAATAAAGACATACAAGAATTCTTTAAGCGAGGACATAAATTATCAATAATATACACAAGTATTTCTGATGCTTCTACTAAAATCAGATTAAGTCATCATACTTATAACCTAAAAGATTTAAAATTTCTTAACGGTAATTTACTATTCATTAAGGCTCGTGTGACTTCAGCACCATATCAAGAATTAACATTATCTTTACATGACTTGGAAACATATTATGTTTAACAAAACAATGGCTTCTGTTTGGTATCCTGAAATGGACCCTTGGAAAATTTTTAAAAATTCTAAATGTATTAAAAAAGCATCTCAGCTAACTAAAAATGATGTATTAGTTATTTGGGGTGGTGAAGACATTGGAACAGAATTATATAACGAAATTCCAAACTCTTATGCAGAACAGTACAAACCATCTATCAGAGATTTAAAAGAACTGGAATGTATCAATAAAGCAATCGAACTGAACATTCCAATTGTAGGAGTATGTCGTGGAGCACAGCTATTATGTGTTCATCAAAAAGGACGATTGATTCAACATGTGTTAAATCATATAGGTAATCATAAACTATACCTAACAAAAGAAAAAACACTGATGGTTACAAACAGTTGGCATCATCAAGTAATGGTACCTACAGAAGATGCAGAAATTCTAGCTATCTCTGCTAATAAATATGAAGTGGGATGGACAGAAAATAATATTCAAGTAACACCAGAAGTACCAGAAATTGTTAGATGGAATAACATTAGAGCGTTAGGTATTCAAGGACATCCTGAATTTTTTGATGCCCCGTTCGAGCTAGTTGAATATACAAAAAATCTAATCTTAGAATTGTAAAATGGCTACAAACCTTCTTGAGTATTCCTTTTCTTTAGAACAACAAACATTACAATCATCAATATCATGTGAAAAACCTATAAAATGCAATACTATGTCTTTTAAGACACAGTATGTAGAAATTATGGAGAATCCCTATGATTGTGGATGTTTGATTATCGGATATACTTATGATATTACAAAAAAATTTCAAGATTTATTAGAACAATTCATGAATGAAAATGGTTATAGTAAAGTTATAGGAACTATAGCAATTAATGTAGAATATTCAGATGTTGAAAAAAGAAAAGAAGAATATACACAATTAGGATATACATTAATACCAACAGGAAAATCACCAAGACATCCTGATGATGATATAGAAACCTACTTAATTTATAAAATAATCAACCCTACATTTAGAGGATATCCATAATGAAATACATGATTGGTTGTGACCCTGAGTTTTTCTTGAAACAGAATGGTAAGCATGTTAGTGCTGAAGCAAAAGTTGGAGGAACTAAGAGAAAACCAATTCCTATTGATGATTTAGGAAATTGTATTCAAGAAGATAATGTAGCTGTTGAATTTAACATTGGAGCAAGTTCCACATTTGAAATGTTTTCAAACAACATTGACAAAGTGCTAAACTTTCTCAAGAAGAAATTAGAAGGTTATGAATTTAGTACAGAATCTGCTGTCATCTTCGATGATGACCAATTAGATTCAGCACAAGCACGAGTCTTTGGTTGTGATCCTGATTATAATGCATGGACATTTAAAGTAAATCCAAAACCATTTGCAAAAAATATCAATCTCCGGTCAGCAGGTGGACATATCCACATCGGATGTGATCTAGCCAAACAAAAACCAGAACAAGTAATTCAAGCATGTGATTTATTTCTAGGAGTACCTAGTGTTATTCTAGATCCCGGTACAGAACGCCGGCAACTATATGGAAAAGCAGGAAGCTTTCGCAAAAAAGAATATGGTGTAGAATATAGAAGTCTTAGTAATTTCTGGATCTTTGATAAAACCTTACGAGCTTGGGTATATAAACAAGTTGATAACTGTTTAGAATTTGTCAAGGACAATAAACATATTGATGTTAATGATCATCAAATTATTCAAGACTGTATCAACCACAGTAATATTGAATATTGTCATTATCTTATGGATAAATACACGCTATGCTTTTAAATGAATGTAAAGTATTAACAGATGACTGTCATCTGAATGATCTTTTTGCAGAATTAGAAAAAAGATATGCAGGAACATTATTATGTATTACTACACACTCTGAACCTAAGCGATACTTAGTATACAAAGAAGGATCATTTGATTACCTTAAATTTATGGATTGTACCAATGATAATGAATATGTTGTATTTCATTTTGATGAAAATATAGAAATTTCAATTCCTAAATTAGATAAAGGTTTCTATATATATAAAAATAACAACAGATTAGAATTAGCTTATATTACAAAAAATGCACTACGCCAATGGAAACGTAGCATCTGTAAAAATACTTACACCCTGGAAACTGTAACAGAACATATAAATTCTTTATATTTTTTCTATAAAATTGCAAATACTACTACATACTTTGCAGTAATAACTGCAATCTTAAAAGAAATCAATAACTCACAAAAAAGATTTTTTGCCCACAATGATTTAAAAAATCATTTTAAAGATAATAACTTTCTTCTTCTCTCAAGAGATTTTATCCTTCTTAAATCTCTCAATACTATTGATACCTATGATCTATTATACCATAAATATTGGGTCGGTCATACCATAGATTTAAAAACATTATTAATTCGGGATTCACGATTTAAACAAGAAATTCATGATTTATTTAACCATCATTTTTCTACAGACATAAAAATTATCGAATGAATAAAATTCAAGACATAAAGAACTTCCCAGGTTTAGTCACAAGAAAATTAAAACATAGAAAATATGAAGATTTAACAAAACTAAAAACTCCTTATGAATTCAAAAACAATTACTGTCTTATTGGTATAGAAATTGAAATTGAAAACATTCCTGAATCTCTACAAGATTCTTTAAAAGGTCTTTATTGGGAAGAAACAGAAGATCATTCTCTCAGAAACTATGGTAGGGAATATAAAAGCATTCCATTACGCACCTACCAAATTCCTTATGCAATCGAACACCTACAAGCTACTCTAAATCACACTAACCCCGAATACACATTCAGTAATCGCTGTTCCGTTCACGTACATCTAAATGTACGTGATTTCACAATGGAACAATTAGCCTGTTTTCTAATTCTCTATTGTGTTTTTGAAAAGCATTTCTTCCATATTGCTGGAACTAAAAGAGAGAATAATATTTTTTGTGTTCCTCTATGGAATACAGAATATATACCAAGCACAGAATATTTACATTTTCCAGAAAGCTACACAAAATGGCATAAATATCTAGCACTGAATTGTGGATGTATTTTTGGCTCTGAAAATAATCAAGCTTTTGGAACTATAGAATTCAGACATCTATATGGCACTTTAGATACTAATATCTTGTATCCCTGGATTAATAGTATTATTGCCTTAAGAGAAGCATCCAACAAATACAAATTGGATGAGCTTATTTCAGACATTCCTATTGCAAATACCACTTCTCAATATCTGCATTGGTACTCAAATATTTTTCAAGAATTAAGAATTTCTTCTTATTTATTAACAAAAAACAATTATGAATATTGTATTTCCAATTTAAAACAAAACCTATTTTCAAAAACAAATATACATTTTACAAATTACTTCAATTCAGAAAATAATCATTGGTTCCTATCCAATGGTTTAAAACAATCTACAACACTAAAACCTAAAGAATTTATAACTAAAATTAATCCTGATATACTTAATTATATTATGGGTATTACAGATACATTACCTCAACCTACTCCAACTGTTAGCATCATAACAAACCAGGACTAATAACATGTGTGGTATCGTCGGATTAATTTCAAATTCTAATACATCATTATCCACTGCGGCTATTGAATTATTTATTAATTCACTCCAAGTAGGAGTATTAAGAGGAAATGATAGTACAGGATTATTTATTATTACGAAAGCAGGAAATGTACATACCTTAAAATATGCACAAAATAGTACACATTTCCTAGAACATCCCACAACTATTGAATTCTTTAAAGAGCATTCTGATAATATCCTAGCAATTGTAGGGCATAATCGAGCAGCAACTAAAGGAAATATTAGTGACGAAACTGCACACCCATTCATCCACAACAATATTGTATTAGTACACAACGGGACATTATTTCAACATAAAACATTAGCAGATGTTGATGTTGACAGTGAAGCAATCTGTCATGCTATTAGTAAAACTGATTATAAAAAAGTCCTTCCTCAACTGAATGGTGCTTTTGCATTAATCTGGTATAATGCACAAGAAAAACAATTATATGTAACCAGAAATAAAGAAAGACCTCTATGGATTTTCTCCACTCCAGGATTTGATTATATCTGTTCTGAACAAAACATGGGTAATTGGCTGTTACAAAGAACATTCAAATATAATAAAAATCCAGAAGGAAGGTACTTTAAAGAATTAGAAGTATATAATTGGGAGATTGACAAATTATCTGAAGGTTTTTCCATTTGTCACCAATATACAGAGGAAGAGAATTTTTTTTTTTCTCACCCTACGAAAACGCAATTGGTGGTTGGAAATACTGGGATTAAGAAACTTCCTAATCTAGTAAGGTTACTGCCAGAATATGACATTAAAAAAGATCAACTACTTAGAATTTTTATAGTTAGTATAGATGAATTAAAATCTGGACAAATTAAAATTACTGGGTATATCTCAGAATATCCCGATGTTACATTCTTATATTATATAACAGTCTCAGAAGAAGAAAAAAATCATATTTACCAAAATGATACTATTACAGGAAAAGTGTTTGGATGTGACACAAACAAAAAAATTATTTATTTACTAAAACCAGTAAATAAAATTATTAGAGGAATAAATAATATTACGGTTGAATTTGATGAGGATACCAAATGTTATAAATGTAATACCACTATTACTACAGAAGATAATAACAAAGTATATATCAAACAAAAACAAAATCAAACTAAGATTCTCTGTCCTCATTGCGTAAACCAAATTCCGCAACTGAAAGAAAAATATGTTCATCTTTAATACAAAAGTAGCAAAACCCCACCAATTAATGGAAGAGAATCAATACATAAACATTAGATATGCCTTTTCAAAAAAAGTAAAATCTACTCATTATACAAATATAACATCTTGGGTAAAATGTAGAGATTTTCTCAATGATGCTTTTTTTATTCAGCGTTCATTTGAACAGTATAACACATGTTTTAATGGGAGAATATATGGATTTGCATATAAAGAAAATTTAGAAAATACTATAGATAACATTTCCATTATTAGCGAAGACACTAATAATTTACATGCTATCGACAAAGGAATCATTACTATTATCAATACACTAGAAACTTCTATCTATCCTTTATACAAAAAAACTACATCTTGTATACATAATAATGATCTTACAGATCTTCCTGTTTTAGTAATTGAAATTTGTCCTGTTTGGCTTACTAATACTTATACATTATCCTTATTTACTTTACTATTAAGATTATTTACTTATCCTAAAAGGGATATTAATATTTGGCAAAATATTCTTACACACCCGGAAAATACAAATGATGTTTATCTAGTAAAAACCTTAAGGGACAAGAAAGTATCAATTAATCAACTCTTATTAAATCTTAATGATTCTAAGATGCCAAAGGCTTTTGACAACGAAAATATTCAGGATATCCTCGATGATTGTTATCGTATGCATGAGCGTCTGGGAATTCTTAGTGGTGTTTATGATATCAGACTAAGAAACTACTTAAACAACAAAATGAAAGATATTGAATGTCCTCCAGATGTAAGGGATGTAATTCTATTTTAACAGAAGAAGAATTAAAACTAATTGATCCAATGTCAGGATCCTATACAACATTATGTATGTATTGCCTAAATAAGAGTGAAGATGAAACGGACACAATGCCCGAGATGTGCGAGTATTGGGAAAGACAGGAGTCATGACAATTTAGCTGTATATCCTGACGGATCTAAATACTGCTTCAGTTGTGGATATTGGGAAAGCACAAAACAATTACCTAATTTTAAAAATAGATCTAAAAAACCTGTTGTATCTATAGCTCTTCCAGAAGATATCACAGCTAATATTCCTATAGAAATAAAACAATATTTAAAACAATTTAATATAACAGACAGAGATATAAGTAAATATCATATTTATTGGTCTCCAATAGAACAACGTATCTGTTTCCCAATACAGATAAACAATATGTTATTAGGATGGCAAGGACGGTCATTAACTAGAAAACCAAAATGGTTCTCACAAGGATTAGACGATTTCGTTATCTATCTTACAAACAATAAAACAAACACTATTGTCTTAGTAGAAGATATTATCTCTGCTATTAATGTAGGAAAACAACCATTATCCTGTTGCTGTTTATTTGGTTCTATAGTATCATTAAGAAGAATACAACAATTACACAAACTAAGATATGATAAATTTATCTTATGGTTAGACAAGGATAAAGAACGTGAATCCATAAAAAGAGCAGAAGAGTTGCGTTGCTTAGGCTTTAACTGCTATAGTCTTGTAACAGACAAGGATCCTAAATACTATACACAGGATGAAATAAAAAACCTCTTGACAGAATACAAATAATGTGCTATACTTAATTAAATTATTACTTAACTATGAAATCTATAACAAATACAATACTATTGTTTTAGATCTTATAAATAACAATAAAGAATTATATACTCTTTATAAATATATAACTATACTAATTACAACATACAAAAGAGATATTACTTATGAAGAATTAACAATATATGTATTAACACATATACCTGAAAAAGATAAAGAAGTTTTTAAAGGTATTTTAGAATCTTTAAATAATCAATCTACTGATTCTTTAATCATTGATGATCTGCTGGTTGATCTCATAAATAAAAGCAAAGCCTATGAGCTTGCTAGACTTGCTGTAGAGGTCTCAGAGGGACGAAAACCTTTCACTGACCTCCAGGTATTGATTGAAAAAATAAACAGCTCTACAGGGGCTGTAGACCCCTCTACGGGCCTTTCCCTCATTACTGATGATCTACAGGAATTATATGATGAACGAAACAGTCAACAAGGACTTCGCTGGCGCCTTGCAGCTCTTAACAGAAGCCTCGGATCTTTACGAAAAGGCGATTTTGGATTTATCTTTGCTCGGCCTGAAACTGGAAAAACTACATTTCTTGCTTCTGAAATTAGCTACTTCGCAGAACAATCAAAACAGCCAATCTTGTGGTTTAACAATGAAGAGCAAGGAAACAAAGTCCAATTAAGAGTATATCAAGCTGCTTGTAATGCTACTTATGTACAATTACAATCTAATATAAAACATTATCAAGAAATTTATAATAAACTCATAAAAGGAAACATAAAAATATATGACTCTGCATCTATTTCCACAAGAGAAGTTTCTCAATTATGTGAGAAGTATGCACCAGGATGTATCATTTTTGATCAACTTGACAAAATCAAAGGAATTGAAGGAGACCGTGATGATCTTCGACTTGGATCAATTTATATATGGGCTAGAGAACTTGCAAAAACGTATTGCCCAGTTATTGGCGTCTGTCAAAGTGATGCAACAGGAGAAGGAAAACGATGGTTAACAATGGACAATGTAGCTAATGCTAAGACAGCAAAACAAGCAGAAGCTGATTGGATCATTGGTATTGGTAAAACTCATAATGAAGCTGAAGAACATTTGAGATATTTATCTATCTGTAAAAATAAACTAATTGGTGATAGTGATACTGATCCTATTTTAAGACATGGACACCTCACTGTTAAAATCAATCCTTATGTAGCAAGGTATGAAGACTAATGGCTTACTTATTTCAACCTAAACATATTCTGTTAATCTCAAAAATTATTAGAAATTGTATAATGCCTTCAAAAATTAAACAAAAATTAGTGAAGTCATTCGATCAGTACTTCTTTGAAGATAATCCTATGTATAATAGGAAGAAATTCTTTGATATTTGCATGTCTGTTCTGGATGAACAAGAAGTGTATAGGCATTTTAGGCACATGTCCTGTTCAGAACTAAATGATATAATTCTAAACAAACCACAACATTTATATTTATGGAATTATGATAGTCATTTATTTTGGACAGTTAACATCATTCCAAAACATCTATTAGAAACACAAACAATCACTCTTAAATTATCACTAACTTTACCATATGATGTTGCATTAGATGATTGTGGATTTAATTTTAAAATTCCAGAGGAATTAGAAAATGTTTAAACCTTGGCCTAAAATTACTAGATTAGAAAACAAAAGACCTCCTGTATTTACAGAAAAAATTGATGGTACAAATGCTTGTATTGTTATTCATACCTTATGCGGATTAGAGAATTATCCAAAACCAATTTACATCTATGATGAAGGGGATCAACAGTTTGGTGTATGGGCACAATCACGTACTAGATTAATCTATCCTGGAGATGATAATTTTGGATTTGCTGCATGGGTTTTGGAAAATGTAGGAGAGTTAGTAAAACTAGGAGAAGGATATCACTTTGGTGAATGGTGGGGACAAGGAATTCAACGCGGATACGGACTAACAGAAAAGAGATTTAGTTTATTTAATACTCGTAGGTGGGGACCACATAATCCCAACACACCTAAATGTTGTCATGTTGTACCTATTATTCATGTAGAAACTCCACGAGAAGCAATGAATCATTTGGATTTTGTTGGTTCCCTAGCAGCACCAGGATGGATGAAACCAGAAGGTGCCGTTATGTATGAACCTGATACTGACACATGTTTTAAAATTATTATGGATAAATAAATGAAATTTGATATTCCAATTAATATCTCTGTTGAAACAACAACAGAAGAAAAAGCAGAAAAGTTTGTATTTGATTTTCTAAAGATGGCTACAAAGGAGTTTGGTGTTGAACAAAGAATCATTAATTGGGAATACTTTGAATTCTTACCTGAAGAATCCTGTAGTAGTGGATGTGGAAACAACCATCAGTAATGATGGTAATCCATTCGATCTAAAAAATAAATTAGTAACAATTCAAATTAAAATCCCAGGTGGAACCTTCTATTTCACTAAAGAAAATTTTACAGATTGTATTCAATATCTGGATAAAGCTACTTTGCTAATTGGTCAAAATATTAAATTTGATTTGCATTGGTTACGTAGAGAGTTCGGATTTATTCCAAAAGTCCCGATTTGGGAGCTACAAAATGCTGAATTTTTATTTTCCAATCAGCAATGGAAATATCCAGATTTGGATACAATGTGTAAAAATTATGGTGTTGGTGAAAAAATTTCTACAATAGAAGAAAAATATTGGTCTAAAGGTATTGACACAGACCAGATTCCTCTGTTAGAATTAGTAGAATATGGTATTCATGATGTAGAATTAACATGGTTGGTATTTCTCCAACAAGTTGAAAAATTTAAAACTTCACAACAATCTAAATTTGCTCTTTTCAGATTGCTATGTAATGATCTTCTTGTTCTTCAAGAAATGGAATATAATGGAATTATATATGATGAAATTGATTCTTTAGCAAAAGCAGAAGAAATTAAATCTTCTATTCTTATTATAGAAGATAAATTAAATGAATTAGCTGAAACTTATATCTTAAATTATAATAGTGGAGATGATATCTCCATTCTTCTTTATGGTGGAACCAAAACAAAAGAAATTAGATTTCCTATTGGATTTTATAGAACAGGAACTAAAATAGGACAACCTAGATATAAAATCATTAAAGAAGATATTATCTTTCCCAGAATAGTTCAACCATTAAAAGGTAGTGAACTCAGTAAAGAAGGATTCTTTGCTACAAATATTCCAACATTATTAAGTTTAAAAGCAACAGGAAAAGCAAAGAAAATTATTAATTTACTTTTAGAAAGATCTGCTTTAGAAAAAATAAATAATACTTATTTAAAAGGTATTCCAAAAAAACGAGAAGAAATGAATTGGCCTGTTGGTAATATTCATACATCACTTAATCAATGTGTGGCTAGTACAGGAAGATTATCCAGTACAAAACCAAATACACAAAACCTAGCTGACTTAGCTAAATATTATTGTATATCGAGGTATTAGAATGAAAACTCTTGTTCTCCCTGAGCATTATAACGCAATTGATCCTAATCATTATGAAGAAACACTAAAAGCATTATGCTTGTATGTAGATAAGCTAGGTATTGATTTAGTTATTAGTGATTTAGAAGATATTGAAAAGCGTTATTCAGAACAGAAGAATGCTGATTAATGTAGATGTCAAGGCATTAGAATGGTGCTGTTACTTATTCTTATCTCAAGATAAAGTAGGTATTGATGAGTGGCATGCTGTATTAGCAGATCCCACTAAGAATGATATTCATAGAGATAATCAAACAAAGTTTTCTCTACCATCTAGACTAATAGCTAAAATCTTTTTATTTAGATGGATCTATAGAGGAAGTGCTTATGCTTATTCAAAAGACCCTGACTTTACTAGTGTCAGTTCTGACATTGACTATTGGCAATCTGTAATTGATTCTTATTATTCTAAATATTATGGAATATATAAGACACACATGCAATTTATAGAATTAGCAATAAGGCAAGGTTTTATTGTAAGTCCTTTTGGTAGAGTACATGAATTTAAACCTAAACAAACTTGGAAAGGTTTAGTTTATAATGAATCAGATATCACCAATCATCCAAACCAAGGCTTAGGCGCTGATGTAGTATCAATGATCCGTGTAATGACTAAACATAAAATGGATCGAAGTAAATTAAAAAGAAGTAAATTAATTAACACAGTACATGATTCAATTGTTGTTGATGCTCCTGATGTGGAGGTTGAGCCTGTTGCACGTCTTTTTTCCCAAATATTCCGGGACGTACCAAAGGCTCTATCTCGTCATTTCTCTGTAGATTGGAATATCCCAATTAAAGAAGAGATTACGGTCGGTCATAACATGAAAGAATTATCAGAATATATTCTATAGGAGAATAATAATAATATGTCTACACTCTGCATTCAAATCGTTTCAGTTGATGTTGGTCAAGGTATGACCAAAACTAAGAAACCCTATAAATTCCTTGATGTTGTTTATAAAAACAAATCATATCAAGACAAAATAGAAAACAAAAAGATCATGCCTTTTGGTAGTAAAGAGGTCATGGATACACTAGAAACTGCTAGTAAAGGAGATGTTTTCTATGTTGCCCGAGAAAAGAATGAAGGTGGTTTTTGGGATTGGACCAATATTGAAGAAAGCCCTCCAGAAGATGAGAAACCAGTAAATACTGCTAAACCAGCTTTAAAGCAATCTTATGATCAGAAGGATGATCAAAAACAACTATTCATCATTCGTCAATCCTCACTAACTAATGCTGTTAATACACTAGCTGCTGGTATTGATCCTGACAATGTTAAAGTAGTAGCTCAGAATTATATTGATTTTGTATTTGGTAATAATGTCCCAACACCAGTAGATTCTTCTGATGAAGAAGATTACATTGATTAATGCTACTGATCTTATTTGTCTTTGGTGTGGTCATTTATTTAGCACACTTAAGAACGAAAAGGAAATTATAAGATGTCCTAGATGTGGATCTGCTAATTTAGGAAAACAGGAACATAATTTCATTCCTGACATTAAAATCAATCCTCCTACACAACAACTAGGAAGTCGTTGGTAAATGCTACTTATTGATGGTGACATTGTAGCTTGGAGAACAGGAACTAGAAAATTTAATTGCAAGCCAGGAGATATGCGATTTTATTACCATTCCTGTTCTCTATTTATACAAGAAATAATAGATAAATTAGAAGATTCTAATGTACGAATTTTTCTATCAGGAAAACTAATACCACATTTCAGAACATTAATTAATCCTGATTACAAAGCCAACAGAAAAGACTTAGTAAAACCACAAGAAGTAAAAGAATTAGAATGGTATTTACAAGATGTATTAGGAGCTGAAGTAATTGATGGTTATGAAGCTGATGATGCTCTAGGTTGGAATCAATCAGAATCCACAGTGATCTGTACTATTGATAAAGATCTTGACATGATCCCAGGAATGCATTATAATTTTGTTAGTGGTAAATGCTACTATGTGAATCAATCAACAGCTTTAAAATTCTTTTATAAACAAATGTTGATTGGTGATACAAGTGATTACATTTTTGGTATTAAGGGAATTGGTCCAGTAAAAGCAGAGAAGTTATTAAAGGATACAAAAACAGAACAGGAGATGTTTGACATTGTATATAAATTATATAATGATCCTAAACGTTTTGTTATGAATGCTTGTTGCTTATGGATCTTAAGAAATAAAGGAGAATTGTGGGTAAACAGACAAAACTTGATTTTACCAGAGCAATGCAAACAAGAGGTGGATCAGATGTTAGAATTTACGAAATCTTTGAATCTAGATATATAAATGGTGCCTATCATGAACCAGATGATGATGTTTGGTATCCTGTTCAATGGGATTGGAATGGTTTTTACTCTGATAAAAAATCCGCAGTTGATTTAATAAATATTTTAGAGAATCAACCTCAATATGCATGAATAATAGACGATCTAGATTAGAACAGAAATTTGAATATATATTAAATGATCTAGAAATACCTTATACTTATGAAACTACAGTGATTCCTTATACTATTCCAGAATCGCTGCATAAATATATAGTAGACTGGTCATTTCCGCACAATAATATTCTTATTGAGAGTAAAGGATATTTGTCTGATCATGCAGAACGAAAAAAATATATATTAATAAAACAACAAAATCCTGAAATAGATTTAAGGTTTGTATTTTTAGATGAACATAAACTATGTGGTGGTATGAAAACCACTCATGGTGAATGGGCTAAAAAACATGGATTTCCTTATTGTACTATTAAGGATTATGATATAATTAAAGAATGGTTAAATGAGACATCTTACACGTAATTATGGAGAAGAGGCTTTACAAAAGAAACGACAACGAAGTAGAGATCACTATCATGAAAATCCAGATTATTATAAATATTGGGGAAAGAATCATATAGAATCACGTCTCTGTTCTGTTGCCAAGACTAGAGCCAGGAAACGGGGAGTAGAATTTTCTATCACTAAAAATGATATTATTCTTCCAACACATTGCCCAATTTTAGGAATAAAACTAGAATATAATGTAGGTACTGGATCAGGTGGAAAAGATAATAGTTATTCCTTAGATAGAATTGACCCAGCAAAAGGATATATAATAGATAATGTACAAGTTATAAGTCACAAGGCAAACTCTATGAAATTTACAGCTACAAAAGAAGAACTTCTTATGTTTGCTGATTGGATTTATCAGAAGTATAAAAATGACTAGACATATGGTCATACCGGACACACAGATTAAATATGGAGAAGATTTAACATTTTTAACATGGATTGGCGAATTTATAGTTCAAAAAAAACCAGATGTTATCATTCATCTTGGTGATTTTGCTGATATGACTTCTCTATCATCTTATGATGTAGGTAAGAAGTCCTTTGAGGGACAACGATATGTAAAGGATATAGATGCAGCACAGAGAGGAATGGATCTGTTACTTGCGCCTTTGGTTAATTTCAACATACTTAAAAAGAAAAATAAAGAGAAGCAATATAAACCAAGAC